CCACTAAACGTCATGCCGTCGCCTGCTTGACCTGCACGAAGTTCAAAGTTATTGAATGTGATGCGACGTGTCTCAACCTGTTCAGCCATACCTGAAACATTACCAAACTCAGGTTCACCGGTGCGATGAAACGCAAACGACCTATCATCGTCACCCTCATCCTCGGTGTCGTCCTCAGCCTCATCCTCCAACTCGTCTTCCATCTCATCATCTTTGATGGCCTGCGCTTTTTGTGCAAACCAATCCATCGCAGGCTGAGGGTCAAGCGGATTGATTCCCCACAAATAGAATGCAACCGCACCAGCACCAGGGAACTCTTCATCGTTGGCATTCGAGTTCTTTGACGCATCCAAATCCACCATGTGTCGTGCAGCCCAAGCGTTAGCGCGAATCACCTTGTCTTCTGTGATCCGACCAGCAGCCATCTCACGAGCCTCACGCACAGTCGAAGCAACAATGCCAGCACCCGCTAACTTCTTCCCGTAATAATCCAACCCTTTACGGGCTGCGGATTTAATATATTCAGGCAAGTCCAAATCAACATCACGTTCACCACCTGGTTCCATCTCCTCAGCAATAGACACAGCAACCATCTGGTCAATCGCATCCTGCTTCGTTGTGTGACAGCCGATCACTTCACCGTCATCTTTCTCGACAGCCCAACCAGCGCAATCAGCGTTCTTATCAGAAATAAAGTAAGGCATCAGATTGACTCCGTTAACCATGACATGACGTGACCATCTTTAGTTGAAACAGCGTAAAGCAAATCTGTTGGCGAAATAGTTAACTGAATCATCTCACCCTTATCCATCATCAGCCCTGTAGTGGTTGTGACAGCAGAACCACCAATGTACACAGCATCCGTGTTGTCGTTGTTGTGAATGATAAGACGGTAAGGGTTGCCGGCGTAAGCCCCAATCAACACACCATCAATCACAGTTGCAGCTGTGCCGATAGATGTTTGCCCGCTATAAAACGCCATTAGTCAACCTCATAAAAGAAGCAACAACTCTGCTTCATCTTCCAGTATTGACCATGATACTTCACCAACCGCAATACCTGACGTGAACGCTGTAGCAAAGACCGATGCAGACACCACCTCAGGAACACGCTCAACCTCTTTGACAGGTTTAATCGGAACCTGTTTACGCCACCAAGGATTCCCACCAGCAGGATACGAAGGTGTTGGCGGGTTGATCGGAGTGACAACACCTGTTGCTGAACCTGACGTTGAACCAGTATTTGAACCCGTTTGAATTACTGTGCGCAGGCCAACCACAACAGCAGTACCAGCACCAGAACCAGTAGCGGTTCGATCAATAGAACCACCAACAACTTCACCCTCAGCCGAACCAGTTCCCTGACCTGAACCTGTTGCAGTACGAACCGAAGTTTCAAGGATGGTGTTGCTTGATGAGCCTTCGCCTGAACCTGTTGCTGTGCGAACCGAGGTTTCAAGGATGGTGTTGTTTGATGATCCGACACCTGAACCGGTTGCAGACCTGTCGTGAATATGTTGACCTACAGCCGTTGAGGTTCCTACACCTGCACCTGTGGCTGTGCGCGTATGAACTAGATCAACGTCACCTTCACCACTACCAACACCGCTACCTGTAGCGGTTCGCTCAATTGTCTGAGTGCCTGGTGTGACAAGGCCATCAGCAGTACCAGAACCAACACCAGAACCAGTAGCGGTTTCAACATGAACCAACTGGTCATCGGCAGACTGATTACTTGTTCCCGACCCTGTTGCTGTACGCAAAACGATATGCACATCAGTAGAACTCTGTGAACCCGTTCCTGAACCCGTAGCAGTACGGTCAATTCGAGGCGCAGGGTCAACAACAATGTACGAGATAGCCCAGTCAGAAGTTGTGAGAGTGGTGTTCCAAGTTTGTGTCGCAGTACCAGTAGTCACCTTGTACTGTGAACCAACGCGCATAGAAGTAAGCGAAGTTCCTGTGTTGCCAACATCGGTGTACAAAGTTGACCAGTTGCCGTTAGTGGTGTCTGAGTCACCTGTCAGGGTGGCGTTTGATTCGGCAGCCAACGCATAAATAACTGCGTCACCAGAACCAATAGAAGTTGATTGCAACGAAGGGTTTGTTCCCGAACCTGTTGACCCACCGTTAGACAAATACTTTGGGAACTCTGTCGCACCGGCAGCGATCTCCCACAGCACCGCAGCCTTCGAAGTCGTGTTCGGTGAAAAGTTAATCGTCACCGTATCGCTAGTGGTCATCGCTGTTGTTACAGGTGCAGTAAAGATTGCAACGCTCGCACCCGATGACGCTGTACCAGGGTCATTGTTTCTAGAAACCCTAGATGTGTAAGTGTGCGACTTGCTATCGGTAACAGACGCTATTGAGATTGCACCAGCACTACCTTGGTTGTCTGCTGCAACGCAAACAACAATCATGTCACCAACAGAAGCACCCTGAGTTAAAGTGACAACAAGTGTTGCTGTAGAAGTTGCGGAGTTATTTTTTCCTAACTCCGAAATTGTTAGAGCCATGAGTGGCTCCTATGGTCAGTCGAGGCTCAAAGTGAGCGAAGTGATTTGGAAAGTGTCACCAGCAGTCACCGAAGCAGACGACGACAGCGCACCAGTCCACAAACAGTTCCCAGCAGTTGACGCATCCCAAGCAGACCAATGGCTGTAGGTTTCAGTTGTTGACACGTTCGTCCAAGTGATCGTCGCAGATGTGGCGATAGAACCTGTCGCTGCGGTATTCCATGCAGCTGACTGGCGGGTCGCGTTTGTCGTTGCGTTAGTCGTCCCATCCTCACCAGCGTCTCCAGTATGCAACTTGATGTACACCGTTGAAGGGGCAGTCCACGCTGTCTTACCTGTGAGGTGTTCGAGAATTTTCAGTTCAGCATAATTAGAAATTGACATAAGTTCCTTTGGTCGTAAAAATCATTCAATTTTATACGACCACAATAGGGCAAAATCAACTATTGCTGAGGGTTATCTATAATGTTTAGAATACGGCCGTCAGCGTCACGTTCAACCGTGCGGATCGTTGGCTTAGATTCAGGTAAGTTCACACGCACCACAGTCTCAGGAACATTGATAACAGGAGCAGGAACATTAACCACCGAAGCAGGAATGTTGATCGCTGGAGGCGTGTAGTTGACCACCATCTCAGGCAACGTGATATCCATGTTCTGTGACTTCACCTCATACGCCGATTGTGGGTCTTGAGGGTTAACCGTAGAGATTTGTTGCAACTGGCTCGAAGGAAGACCCGTGTGAGCAATCGCAGGAAGCCCAACCGTAGACAACACCTCAGCCGGATCAAACCCAGCCAAAATCAACCGTTGAGCAATCTCAGCTTTGGACTGCATCTCAGCCAAGTTCGCAGCATTGATGTCCACGTTCGCTAGTGGCACACGATACGAGTCACCACCGTCAACAGGTGCCATGTCCTCAAGACGATGAATGTCATTGATCGATAAGAAGCCAGACTGTAGACCTGTGGAGAACGATGTGTAGCGTGACGCTTGGTCACCGCGCAACAAACCATCCACATTGAACTTCATGAACGCACGACCCTCAAGCAGACGGGAATACCCTTCCTCAATCTTTTCGATGTAAGGCCTGAGTGTGTGGGTCACATACTGGATGCCGTTCTGTTCCACCGACGCATACGACATCGCACCAGGCGTAGTCACACCAAGCATTGATGGAGGGACACGGAAGATACGGGCGATCTCTTCCACAGCGAAACGACGAGACTCCAAGAACTGTGCAGAATCATTGTCAACGGTTGTCTTCGTGAACTTCGCTCCACCGAACAACACACCTGGACGATGCGACCTGCGCAAACCCTTATGGCCTTCCTCAAACCCTGACACCAAATCTTTAGCCTGCTCACGGGTCAAGTTGCCAGGGAACTCGATAATGCCGGAAGCTGATGAACCTTGACCGAAGAACCGTGCAGCGAACTCCTCCAACGCACGTGCAAGACCCAAGTTTTCTTTCATGAAATCAATGCGTGAAATACCGCGCATCTCACCAGGCAAACGAAGCTCGGTGATATGAATCATGTCCTCAGCCTGAATCACATCACGACTTTCAAAAACATAAATCGGACGACGAGTCACACGATCACGACTGCACTCAACCTTCTGAGGGTTCAACACAACAAGCGCAGCAATCCCCTGATCGTCACGCACAATACGAGTGAACGAGTTACCGTTCAACATCAAAGAAACAAGCACCTGCTGGAAATGCTCGATACGGGTCACACCAGACTCAGGAACATCCAACCACATTGGGCGAGGACGGAACGGACGACGAGTCCCATCCAAACGAAGGAATGTGTCAACAGGGAGCGTAGAAATTGAATCCGAAATCATGCGCACACACGCATACACCGCTTCAATCTTTAGCGAATCTTTTTCCGTGACAACAGTTCCACTATTCGTCGTAACACTAAAACCGTCACCTAACGCAAACAACGACTGTGTAGATATTGCTCGGCTTTCGTTGCCATCACCTAACAGTCTCGACAACATTACTTACCTTTCCGACCACGCTCGTAAGCAGCCGTGAAC